TAAGTAGTTTTCATTTTTTAGATTTATTCCGGGGTGGTATTGTTCCACTCCGGTTTTTTTTGTGTATTCTTCTGTTTTTGAAACATTCATGACCGGGAAGTAGAGCAGTGATGCGATAATTCCCGATCATGCCGATTAAGCAGCTCAATCATTTCTAAAATCATAGTCAACGCAAGTAGCTCAATCATTTCTATTTTTAGTACCCACAAAAAGAAATATAGACCAATCGACCTTGAAAATCCCCCGCACCCCCTAATATTAAAAAAAATAACAAATAGAGCACATCAGTTTCGTGAAAAATATTTTTCAAAACAGCGTCCTACCGTCCTACCATCCTACTTTTTTATTCTTATCCTATTCTCGTAAAAATATTTCGAAACATAACAGACTTATTAGTAGTATATTATATATATTTCTTTTAAAAAATATATATATATCATAGTAGTAGGATGGTAGGACGTGGTAGGACGGTCATTTTTTCAAGGTAGGACGATGTTTTTTTTCCATCTGTTTGTCATCCTACCAAAAGTAGGTCGGTAGGATGACATTTCTATACTATTGTCTAATATTTTAGACGGTGTTCTTTGTTTATTTTGCTGATTTTTAGTAACTTAGTCAAGAATAGATACAGTGGTAGGACGGTAGGTCGGTAGGACGCCTATCTGCACAAAAAGTATTAGTAAAAACTTCATCGCTAAATATTATGATTACGAAAATTAACATCAGGCCATATCTGGCTGAGTATATTTATGGGAAATATGGAACATGTGACGAACAATCTGTACAGTTCCCTGATTCATTGGATATATATCATATCATCTATGATTTGTTGGAAAAGCGGCCAGAAGGTGTCAGTCCTGCTGATGACGGTAATCTAGCCATCCATTTACCCCAAAGAAGATTAGGTAAAAATCCCGAAACCTACAATTTTCTATCTATTCGTGCTAAAAATATCATTGCGGAGCATATCAAGCGTATATTTGACAATGATCTGCATGCCTGCTTTGAGGAAAATCTCCAGAACGGACGTGATTACGAAAATATCGAAGTCGCTTTCTTGTTTATGAAAAAATATAAGATAAACAGCATCTCGGAAGACGCCCTGTTGAAAAATTATTATCGCTGGCGCGACGCTGTTCGGAAGAAAAGCAAGCGAAGAAAATATAAACGCGTGGCTTAATGATGAATATTAATGTTAATTCGGATAAATGACGTTAAAAACAGGGGTAAAAAAACACCGACCAAGTGTATGGATTTGTCCCTTTTTATGGGTATTTATGGCGGAAAAACGTCCTATATGTGGAGAACTTATTGCAAATCAATTAATTATAATAGAAAATGGAGCAATTTTCACAACTGATTCAAGTTATTCCGTTGTCAACCGGCGAATCAATCTCATTGATTGTTGACAAATTCTCGTTTGAGCCTACATCAGAAGAAGCATCTCAAGGAACTCTATATGATTGTGCTCTTACATTATATACTACTGATACTATTTCCTCTCCATTTTCAAAAGGAACCTTCAAGGGAACGGTGTTGCTAAATAATGGAGATGTCGCAATAGGTTCTTCCGATTACCCGGCTCATATCAAAATAGATCCATTATTGAATGTTACCAGGATAACCCTCTCATGCAAGCAGCCTAATAGCCCGATCTGACGTACTTTATATAGCTGGTAGTGCTCGTTATCTTTACCAAAAAATAATAAAGATGGCGAAAGATCACATACCCGCTTTTATCATTCATTCAAACCAGCTTATGATGATGAATGAATCCTATCTTCAGGCCGTTATGGCCATTGATAAGCATGACAGAATAAAATACAAAGAAAGCATGCTGAAAAAAATCAGCATGCTTCAGGATAACAACAATACCATTCCCCTTACTACCAGTTACGACTCCCCGGATATCAATCCAAATTCAATGGCGTATTATTTCGTCGATGGTGCAATCTGTGCCCAGGATGATTATGGTAGGTATTTTTCTTCTAAAGGCTTCGAACAGGATTTCCTAGCGGCCGAACAGAATGATAATATCAACGTCCACTTCCTTCATGTGAGCTCCGGAGGTGGTGAGGGGTGGTATCTTGATCGCTTAAGTGAAACCTTAAGTAATGCACAAAAGCCTATTTATGCAATGATAGAGAGGATTTGCGGATCAGCTGCTTATTATATTGCCTGCCATGCTGATACATTAAAGGCATTGACACAGAATGACCTGATCGGGTGCATAGGATCAATGTGCAAGGCGTATGATATTTCGGGGATGCTGGAACAAATGGGCATCAAAGAGCTTAGCCTGTATGCAGATCAATCTGATCTGAAAAACAAAAAATATAACGATGCCATGACAGGAAAACCGGAACAGTATATCACAGAAGAGTTGAACCCGATGGCTCAACAGTTCATAGATGAAGTTCGGAATAGCCGGTCACAATTAGCAGACCTGCCTGATGATGATCCAATATTAAGAGGGGAGACTTTCACGGCGGATGTGGCAGTAGAGAATGGTTTGATTGATGGAATCATCACCCTGCCTGAAGCTTTGATAGAAGCTTATCAAATGGGAATGGATTTCTCGAAAAAGCAAAGTTTGTGTAGTATGTTCAACAATTAAATAAAACACGAAATGTTCGAAAAGATTAACAAAATTCTTAACAACCTAGGCTTTCTTGATAAAGCAAAGGCTGGGACTTTGAGTAAAGCCGAATGGAAACTGATTGCAAAATCTTACAAAGAGGAATACAAATCAGATTTCAATGAGGATATAGCGAAAGAGGATGACGAAAAGCAGAAAGTTCAGATGGCAAGTCTGCAAAAGATTCTTTCTTCTGTGGCTCCTGTTGCTCAAGATGATCCTGAAGATGAAGCACAAGGTGATAAAAAGCCTGAAACACAAGATTCAGCTACTCCAGCAGGAGCACAAGCTGCTAAAGAGCCTGATACAAGTGTGAAAGAAGATGATATGGCAGCTGCTATCAAAAGTGCAGAAACATTGGTCGCTAAAAACGCAGCTCTTCAAAAGCAAGTAAACACCTTATCCAATCAAGCAGCTGTAGATCATCCGGAAACGGTTGCAGTTGCAGTTAATATAGATAATATGTCTAATAATACTACCAAAAAATCTTTGTTCGGGATTGATAATCCTATTTTTTCAATGGAAAAACGCTGGAATAAAATTTCTCATGATCCGCGTATTGTTGCAACGCTTTCTGATCCGGGAGAGCAAGAAGTGGTTGCTTTCAAAGCTGATATGCGATCTTATTCTGCGTCACTACAGCAGAGGTATAATCACCTTTTGCAAAACAAACAACTTGATCCGAAGAAACTTTCTGCCGGAGAGTTTTCTACAAACACCACATCTGTGGATGGAAGTTCAATGGGAAATCTTGCCGATCAATATATCGTGCGTCGCCAGGATGCATTGATTGCTAGAATTATTCAGATCAAGTCCGTATCTGACCTGTTCCCTACTCAATATGGTGTACAGGATAGAACATTGATGTTTAGTGCTTATTTTGAAGAAGTTTCACAGGCTTACCAAAAAGGCAAGGTTTGGAAAGGCGGAATGAAGATCGAACCGGAATGGGGATATGTTGATGATGCCATGGTGAAAGTTATGTTCGGCCCAATGAAAGATTTGGAACGAAAATATATCGGATACCTTAATAAAGAAAATTCTGATCCTATCAAATGGAGTTTGATTGAATTTGCTTTGATCAACGTTTACACAAAAATGCAAATGGAGCAAAATACCCGTCACATTATGGGCATTTACAAAACTCCGGAAGATGGTGTTGCAGGTAATGCTCTCAATGCAGGTACTGGTGTATACTACACTCTTGCTAGAGCATATCATGAGTTATCGCTGAAATTGAATGACAGTGCTGCTTATCGTACTTATGACAAAAGCAGCTTTGTTGATTCAGTCAAAGAGTTTGTTTCGGATGTTATGTCTCAATTAGATGAAGGTGCCGATTTATCGGGATCATCTATTTATTTGAATAAGAATCATTACAGCTGGTGGCTTGAGGGATTACGTGCAAAATATGGATTGCAGACCGATTTCACTACCGGACCTACCGCTTACGCCAATGTAGTACCGGATACAGAATTACCTATTAAATGGGTTCCTAATCTAGGACAGGAAACCTTGATGTTTATTCAAGAACCTGGAAATATTACATTCCTTGAATTTGCAGCCGGGGAGATGTTGAATGTGAAGATGAAAGACGATATGGAAATCGTATACGGATGGTCTACCTGGAAAGAAGGTTGTGCACCATCGTTCGCCGGTCCTCATTTTTTGAAAAAAGATGACCTTGATGCCAATAACTATAGCTTGCAACGCATTTTCATGAACAAACCGGCTGCTACAGTGGCTGCTGATGCAACAACTATCACAGTCGATAGAAATCGTCGTTGGTATTTGACCGGAACAAACACAAAAGCTACGGCCATTACTAATATCGTAGGGGCTAAAGAAGGTGCAGCTTATATCATTGAAATAGGGGATGCAGCTTTCCCCAGTTCAATAGACAAAGCCGGAAAGTTTGCAACTATTAGCAGTGCATTCACTCCTACAGCTGTAGGAGATTACATCATGGTAATTCTTAACTCTGAAGGTAATTTTGATGAATTGGAACGTAGTATAGCCGGCACTCGTGCTGTAAATGCCAAATTACAACCGAATGTTCCAGGTGCGCGATAATCACAATAAAACACGATAGATAAATCAGGGTAACGCGAAAGCGTTACCTGATTTTAATTAAAAACAAATTACGATCATGACAAAATTTCAAAAAAAATCGATCACTCGAGCAATGCGTGCTTATAAAAAAGATATGACGCGCAATTTCAATAAGATGCAGAGTATGTTTTTCTTGCTAACGGCCGTTGTATTGGTTGTTGCTGTTCTTTTCTCTTTTATGTTTCCTGAATCGGCTCACGGCTGCCTTGTTTGTGCAGGGACTTCCTTAGCCGGTATGGCTGCAGTGGGGAATGTGGATGACGTAGAGGATGTACAGACTTCTGGAAATGATATAGGATATCAGGTTTATTTGATTAACCTCAATCAGGTTGATAGAACTGTTGCTTTTCCGTCTCCCAATGGAAATAGAGAATTGGGCAGTATACCTATGTTGGCAGGAGAATTCTTTCATTATTTTATCGCACACTCGTTCCCTGAATATGAAAGCTCTATTGAAAAAGGTGATATCACAACAACAGGAACTAATACGCTGACGCTTATCATGGGAGGCATGAGGAATAACCTTATCAACTTCCAGGAAGAGTTCACAGGCGGGAAATTCATTGTTATATTTAAAGAGAAAACCTCTGGAGACTGGAAGGTTCTGGGATCGATTGATGATCCGATTGTTCTGAAAAAGTCGGAGAATAAGCATAATAAAGACGGTCGTTATGTAACGTTTACTTTCGAACGTTCAAGTGTAAAACAATATTACACCTATGTTGGAGCTTTCTCCACCGTTCCTCCTACGGTAAATGCTGTAGACTCTGATACACTTGTTGTAAAACCTGGTATTGATCAATATGAAATACCGGCAGGTTCAGCTGCTGCTTATGCAATTTCTAAAATATCCGGAATAACAGCCAGCGATAAAGGACGTAACATAACGTTGATCGGAACGGCTGTTGCAAATCCAGCCTCTATTTCAGACGGAACACTATTCACTCTTGAAGACGGTGCATCTTGGACTGCGAAAGCTGGAAGCAGAATCACCTTACGCATCCTTGATACTACAACTTTGGTTGAAGTGGATGGAACAAGAGTGCAGATTGCCTGATACTTGTACTCTAAATATAAATAGTTTTGACAATTTGTTTTGCATCCCGGTATTTTTGCCGGGGTGCTTTTAAAGTAAAAGCAACATGAATTTTAAAGAGAAAAAAATAGCTTACGAGAGACTCTTGTCTCCCACTCAGGCCAAACATGACATTGAGCTTTTGAAGAAAGTTTTCAAGGACGAAAGCAAGATAATCACCTTTGCTCGTGATCCTATCAGATATGCCGGTGATATTCTATATGCTCTTCTTGAGCACAAGACACCCGAGCAAATCGTTCAGAACAGACGTAAGAAGCAAGCTGATGCCGACAAAGCCGCCGATCAAGCTGCCGCTGACAAGGTTGCTGCAGATAAGATTGCCGCCGATCAAGCTGCCGCTGACAAGGTTGCTGCTGATCAAGCTGTTGCCGACAAAGCTGCCGCAGATAAGATTGCTGCCGATCAAGCTGCTGCTGACAAGGCTTCTGCCGATAAGATTGCTGCCGATCAAGCTGCCGCTGACAAGGCTTCTGCCGATAAGATTGCTGCTGATCAAGCTGCTACTGACAAGGCTGCCGCAGATAAGATTGCTGCCGATCAAGCTGCTACCGACAAGGCTTCCGCAGATAAGATTGCTGTTGATCAAGCTGCTGCTGACAAAGCTGTAGATCAAACAGTCGATGAAGCTATAGCTCAAGAACACAATGCTGAAGAATCAACAGAACAAATTGTAACTGAAGCTGCTGTCTCAGTAAAGGATGAAGAAAAAAAAAGCGAATAGTAACTAAAGATGAAGAATATCCACTAATAGACTGGAAGAATCTTTCGGATAAACGAGTGCAATTCGCTACGATCATTTACAACGATCGTATCAATACATATAATCAAATGAAGGTTCTTGATCAGGAGCTCGATAAAAAGCCTAAAACGTCAAGCGTGAAGGAAATGGCCGAGCTTCGTATCAGGAACCTTCTTTGTTTTAAAGAACTTCAAAGCTTGAATGACAAAGGTAAATTCCTTTATCAACACCCGTTGATATCTTGTATGAGCGAACGAGAAGAATTGAAAAAACTATTGAGAAACAATCCGACAGAATTTCTACACCGGTACAAGTCGGCTTCAAACAATCTGCGTAGGTATAAAGGGTATGTGAAAAAGAAACGGTCGAAACTCTACAATGAAGACAAAGCCCATTTCAAATATTACCAAGCTTTAGTTGATGTATTCAACAATATAATTCAAGAAAAAAATGGAAACTGATTCCCTTATTAAAATAGACAGTTCCTACCTTAATCGTGTAGAGGAACTGGCATCGCTCGGATATTCCCCTGGGCGTATTGTCTCTATTATTGACCTTGACAGGACGGAGTCAGCCGTGTTGTTATTAAAGCTGAATCTTCCTAATGATGAGTTTTACGAGGCATATCATAAAGGATTAAGCAAGGGCGAATATAAGATGGATTCCTCTTTGCACAAACAGGCGGACGACGGTGACATTGATGCGATCAAACTTATTCAGGAACGCAACGCCTTGAGGCAGGAGCAAGAACTTCGCAAAAAACTATTTGGTGTATGAGTAATTATCTTGATTGTATAGAAAAACTGAATCCGGATATCATTGATAATTTTCTTGAAACCGGAAAATCAGCAGGCATTCCTGAAGATGTACAAATGTTCCTCAAGCAATTGCAATGGGCAGCTGAAATATATGAGTACGAACGTAATATTTCTCGTGCATCTACAGACTTGCGTCGGAGAATAGTTGCTGAACAGCAGATATTAGTACCTGTACGTACTTGTAAAGCTCGTATTTATGCGGCGATCCGCTATTTCAACATCGATAATAACGTATCTACTAAGGTATGGGCCAGCAATTATGCCGACAAATACGAGGATTTAGCCAAAATAGCAGTATCAACAGGTGAGTATAAGACTGCTCTTATATGCTATGATAAGGCCCAAGAGTGCCGAATAAAAGCAAGTGAGGCGGCTGAAACGGACAAAGACTGGGCTCCTGTATTTCTGATCAACGACAATATACCGATTGAGAAGATGGGATTCAAAAAGAAGTCTCTTAAAGAGATTGCCCGTAAGAGTAACGAGGGGTATTATATACGAATGATTGATTCGCTTCCCATTGATCCGGAAGAAAAGAAACGATTACTTAGAGATGCCGATATTGAGGAAGCTAAAATGGTGGAAATAAATGAAGACGGAGAAGATTAATGAACAAGGTACGGCGTTCCCGGATTTTGAGGAGTTTTACATGAATCATATGCAGATTATGGCAAATCTGATTGATCCTAATATATTGATCTGCGAGGATGCGCGTGCAGCCGGCAAGACAGAGGGTGTAATGACACCACGTATTATTCGTGTAGCCAATTCGATGCCGGGAGAGCTGGCGTTTTTGGTACACAAGACTTATGTAGCGTTGATGACGAATGTATGGCCTAATATTGCAGCTTCGTTTGCACGGCCGGTGCAAGGTGGATCCAGGTCGATGCTGCAGTATGGAATAGATTATGTGGTGGGAGAAACGAAACTCCCTTCTCATTTCAAACGTCCGAAATATCCAATTACTTACCCGAAACACAGCATTATTTTTCGTAATGGATTCCACCTGCAGATGGTTAGTTCGGATCAACCGGAATCTGTAGCCGGTCGATCAGGCGTGCATGCCTTCATAGAAGAAATGAAACACAACCGTGGAGAGAAATTAAAGAGCCGGCTATTCCCTTCTTTGCGTGGCTCTTCGTTTGATGTAAGGCAATGTCCCTATTATCAAGGAATCACCGGTGTGAGTGACACAGCACGTGTGGACCTTGGTGAAGATGACTGGTTCTATGACTATGAAAATAATGTGGATCAGGACTTGATTGATGAAATCGCTACTGTGTCAGCGCATGTGAACAAGGCCATGCTTGAGTATTACCAATGTCGGAACATGCAACCGAGGGAAACAAATCCGGTGAAGCTTGAAAAGCTGAGGATGTTACAAGAACAGGCGGAAAAGCAAATCAAACTATGGCAACCACGGCTGAATGAAATGAGAAAGAATTCCACATTCTATATCCGGGCATCCTCTTTCGTAAACAAAGATATACTCGGTCCGAAATTCTTTAAGACTCAGCTCGATACTCTTGATACAGATGAGTTTCTTACATCTATCTGTGCCATCCGGATGAAGTCGGCCGTAAATCGTTTCTTTGCTTATTTCAATAAAAGAAAACACCAATTTTCAGATAGTTACAAGTATGAATCTATATTGAAACTTGATCTAAAAGATAAGTTCATACTGACTGCTGAATATCTGAAGTGGTATAATCCGGATGATGAACTGATTCTCGGATATGATCCGGGACATTTTTCTTCTCTTGTGGTTGCTCAAGACAAGCCAAGGCGTGAGGAATTGCGCGTAATAAAGAATTTTACCTGTTTCTATCCGGCTGAACAGCCCGAATTGGCACGACAATTCTATGATTTTTTCGGAAGTTATGCCAGAAATAAACGCATTATCCTGTTTCATGACCGTGCAGCAAACAAGACACGGGAAGAATATGAGCAGATTACGACTGATGCCAGGGCTTTAAAACGTGAATTAGAGAGTTATGGGTTTACGGTTGAACTAAGAAATGAAGGGCAATCGGTTATTTACCATTGGCAACAATTCAAGTTGATGCAATTCATATTCTCCGGGCGTACTCATTCGCTTCCTACCGTGATTGTGGATGAGAATGAATGCAAGGATTTGTGTTCATCTATAATGCTGTCACCTCGTAAGGATATAGATGGACGTGTGCAACTGGATAAGACAAGTGAACGCAAAGTACCATTGAAAATGCAGGCAGGACTCACTACACAGCTCGCATCTGCATTTATTTATATGCTTTATGGCCTATATGGTGACCAAGTTTCGTCAATCTGCATTGATATTCCTGATGATTTACCTGATAATATTACACTGAATCTATGAAAAATGACTTCTAAAGACATAATAATAGTAGGTTTTGACATCGAAAAGATATTTAAGTCTTTGCCTTTCAGTTGCTTGAATGATCCTAAAAAAACAAAAAAAGCGACATCTGACGTTTGTGTCTACGCCCCACTAAGTCTGGCGGGTGATGCGCACCTTACTCAAAGCATGGGAAATATGGTTGAGGGCTGCGCCCCCCCACCGGGGGTGTCCTTGGGAATCATCATCATCAAATGTAAATTCGTGACATGATAGAACTCAAAGGTATTGAAGCGTTGACGATGGCAAGAGAGATAAGCAAGGTACCAGGCATGACCTTTACTATTGCTTTCTTCCCTTACTCAAGGTCTAAGAATGTGGCATCAGCAGATATAGTTGTAAAGGAAGGGTGTACTTATAGAGCACAACTTCCTAAGGAACAGTTCTCTATTGATTCGGATAACTTCTTTCTGTTCAATGATGGCCATGGTGAGCCACGTATGTGCTACAGGTACTTGATCAGATACATGGGTTTCCCTCAAGATAATTACAAATTGCATAAAATAAAATGGTTTAAACATGAATGATACTATTGAAATGTTTGGCAACATGGGACATTACCTGGAAGAGAATAATGTAATCTCTTTTCAACTTGGTAACTCATTCACTCCGGATGATCCTGTGTTCAACAACAATGTAATAGGTGCATTGGGACACCTGCAATGGCTGAAGGTTACAGGATATTCTGTGGCTTCACGTGGCTTCAATAATCTTCAATGCGAAGAGATCGAGTCAGATATTAAAAAGAATAGGTTGCTGCCTAAACTTATTAATAAGCAAAGTACGATGCTGTTCGGATCAGGGCCGGCTGTGTATAAGCGCACGATGGCAGACGGTAAGATATCAAAGACATGGGTTGATCTGCCTGATGTTACTGATTGGCTGGAGAGTTGGGACAGGAACGGTATGGAGTGTAGTTACATTGACTTTGCCAAGGCAATTATAAAGAACTACTATTACTTTCATGACTTCTTTGTGAAGTGGCGAATGTATAATGGCAAGAGACTGGGCATGATGCCGATTGCCGGAATGGAGGTAGTAGATAATAAGTATTGCAGGTTGGCCACTATTAAACAGGATGTAGTCACTCAACTTGTAAACTATAAGGATTTCGGGCAAATACTTGTAGGGAACTGGGCGTATGGATCGGCGAACTTTCAGGTGTATCCTAAGCTTGATTTATTTGAAGTGGACAATATCAATTATGCCGGTATATCTCATCATCGTGATATGTCACCTGGTGATTGGTACGGATTGAATGAAACACACTCCGGTGCATTGCCATATATCAAGGCGAGCAATGATAACCCTATTTATATAAATTCATTCTTGAAAAACAGTCTTGCAGCAAAGATACATATCATTATTCCAAATGCATGGATTGAGTCAAAGCGAGCTCAAATAAGACAGTTATGTGATGAGAATAAAAAGCGTGAAAAAGATAAACAGACCTTATTAAGCTTTAATGAGGTGAATATCGGAACCACTTATAAAGAATCGTCTTTAATAGAATTCGTTCAATCCGAATTGCGCAAACTGTCGAAGTATTTGTCTGGAGCACCAAATCAGGGAAAGGCATATGCAAGTATCTCTTTTATTAATGGCCAGGATAAAGTGGAGCAACGTTGGCAGATTGAAACGGTAGACTTGAAATATCAGGAATATATAAACGCTTTGATCGCTTATGATAAACGTGCAGATGAAGTTATGTTGTCATCGGTTGGTATGGATTCATCTATTTCAGCGGTGAGTAAAGATGGTGTGATCAGTAAATCGGGAGCGGATGTGTACTACAATTATCTGATTTACTTAATGCAACTCGGTCCGGATGATCAGAAATGCTCAGAGCCTTTTAATTGGGCACTTAGATTGAATTTTCCTGATCTGTATAAACAAGGATATCGGATAGGGTACTATAGAGATGTTCCTCAAAGGCAAGAGGATTTATCAAGTGATCAAAGACTTAATAATCAACAATCATGATATTAGATGAACTTTTCTCCACTTTCAAAGAATTTATGGAAATGGTACCAGGTGTGGATTCTTCATTGGACTTCACTTTGCTTAATTCTTCAGCCTTGAGTGCAAAGAAACAGATTAATGTAATACTCACCTCTTCTGTTTGGGGTGAATGTGTAAATGATCTGAGTCTGAAACAACTTTTGCAAATGGCTATGGGTAATCTCACTATGGCCAAAGAAGTACCTTATGATATTCTACGTAAAAGAAAAGCCGGGGTCGATGTGTATAAATCGGAACAAGAGGCTGTTCAGCGCGGATATGTAGATAATTATTTCAATGCGATGGATTCGTTGATCAGTTCTTTGACTGATAATGAATTTTGGAAAAAGACGACTTATTGCAAAATCCTTTCTTCGCTGGAGATAACTGATGCCAATACATTTGACACTTTTTATCCAATAGACTGTAGTTACCTATTTTTTTTCAGATGTATTCCTTTACAAAAAGAGGTGATATCGCTGAAAATAGGTGACCTTAAGTCACAAGTTGCTGAAAAATCTGATCTGAATATAACGGATAAGATGGATCGTGCCATAGTGTTATACACCATTGCACTTGCCTTGCGTAGATTTGATATTCTTGAATTTCCTCCAGCTATACGAAATCTTTTCTCTGAAACATCTACTCAACGCCAGGGCGTGAATGAACAAAGTCGTGTGGTGCAATTGGCCGATGATCTTTCTTCGCAAGCGGACCAAATCATTTTGTCTTTACAGACAGTAGTTGCGGATGATGAAGGTACGTATGTGGAAACACAAACATCTTTTAATGAACCGAATGATAAAATATATTTGCTGCCATGAAATTTTTTGAATTTAAAACATCAAAATCAAATAAGGTGTATCGCATACCAAATTCATGGGAAGCACTTACTCCGAATCAATATAGATATCTAATTACTTTGATTGATAGATATGCTAGTGGCAAACTCTCTATAGCGATGGCGCGTGTTTATTTTGTGTGCTATGTTATGAGCTGGAGTGTGAAGCGGATCAAAGATGAAGATGCGCTTGCAAACGTATATTACTTGTCAGAAAATATCACTTTTTTATTTAAGATAAAATATGATGAAGGTGTGTTTGACGGATTAAGTATGGCCGAAAAAAAGCTTTGTCGTACAACGATGCCAGAGAAATTACCGGTGCATCTGAAACGCTTCTTGAGCAAGTATAAATACAAGTTTGTGCTGAAGGACTGTTTTTGTGCACAACTTGTTCCTGAAATAAAAGTAGGTGAAACGGTGCTTCTTGGATATCGAATATCTTGCGGATTTGATGAATTAACCTGCTCACTAACCGCGTTGCAATACATAGAGGCTTCACGGCTGATTGGTAGTGAAGGAAGAGAAAATTTGTTGCCGTTGTTGGCTGCTATTTTGTATTTCCCCGAGAAAGAATACGATAGTGAAAAGGCGCAAGAGCTTGCATTTAAATTGGTTGATGTACCTGTTCAAACGCTTCATGCTATCTCATTTAATTTCAGTAGCATATCAAACTTTATATTCCTACATACTCACTTCCGGCTGTTGACGATGTCTACCCTGAAAAACAATTCCACAATAGTAAACGGACCTCTTGAAAGTCTGTACAACTTATGCGAAGATGGAGTAGGGAATTACGATAAAGTGGAGAATATGAATTTGATTACTTATCTGACACTGGTAAGAAAGAAACTAATTTCTTCAATCCAGAGCTTGAGTAGTGCTGGGATGAAACTCCCTGAAATAGAAAAAGAATCGGGATTGCCGATTGATGTCATAACCGAAATAATAAAATCATGAATATACAAGATATCTTTTTGTACTTCGCTTCATTCCCTCGGATTGATGGTGTGAAGTCAATGTTCAGTAACGGAGCTAGTGATATGCACGAATATGCTGATTTGCTTAATAAAGTATTGAATCAGCCAAATAGTCGTTTACCTGAAATAAATAATATGGTATTCGGCCAAGATTTCGATGCAGTGAAAGATCGCATAGGTAAACTTACAGACAATTTTATGATGGTTGAAGTTGGAGAAATCGAAACTAATAAAACAAAGGAGGGCTCTATTCAGGATTCTGTAAAAGTAGCATGTACCATCGCTTACAAAGTGTCTGCAAATAGTGATTTGGTGGATCAAATGATTATGTCTGATAAGTCGCTTACTCTTATTAATCAATTACGAAAATTCATGCTTTCTGACAATCAGCCTTGGTTGCGATATCTCTCGTTTCCTCATGCAATTTCACCATTTGTTTCAAGCGAATTTAATAGTTCCGGATGGGCGTTCATTTTTCATTTATCAGGTAATATATTCAATATAAAATGATTACGGAAGAAATTATACAGAAGGCTTTCATCAGAAAAGTGATGGCGCGGGATGCTGCTTTTATTTATGATACACAAGCACATGTCATAAAGGAAAATTTCAAAGATCAACGGACAGCCAATCTAGCCGCTTTTCTTTCCAGTCATCCATTTTCAGTAGAAGGGGGCGGTCTGAATTTATGGTATTCGTTTAATATATTTACTTTTCTACGATTACTTGATATTAAGTTTTCTAAGCAGGCAATGGGAATGCGCCGGAGAATTGCTCTTTATAATAGAGTCGTATGGGGGCGCCTTTATCATGAAACGCTAGGAGATTTAAAATATGGTCTAACTCAAGAAATAAAAGAGCAAATTACAAAACAACTTTCACAAACAGAATAGCATCATGGCAAAACAATTAGCTGAAGATCAGATTAAATGGATTCTTTCTCTGAATGCATCCGATGCGGAGAAGAGTCTGAATAAGCTTTCGCAAGAATCACTTACTTGCAAAAATAGGAACAAGGATTTGCGGGAAGAGTTGAAAAAGCTGGAGATCATGGGTAAACAGGATTCCCAGCAATTCAAAGACTTATCGGCTGAGTATACGAAGAATTCGGCAAAAATTAAAGAAAATGAAGCCTTAACGAAAAAATTAAACTCGACCATGGGTGTTGAAAAAATGTCTATGTCTCAGTTGAAAAGCTACGCTCGTGACCTTCAAAAGCAAATGGATAATACGTCTCAAGCTCTTCACCCAACAGAATATGCTACGCTGGATAAGAATTTGAAAACGGTGAAAACGAGAATGGGTGAGTTGACTACAGCAGGCAGTAAGGTGAGAAACGAATTCGAAGGTATTATTAAGTCAGCCAATAAATGGAATGTGATAGGCAACATGTTAGGCAATGCTGCGATGAATACATTTCGGAGTCTTTGGTCGGAAATGAAGAGCTTTGTATCTGAAAGCACCGGATTGGCGGCATCAACTGATGGTATTCGAAAAGCATTTAATAGAATAGATCAACCGGGACTTTTGAGTGAATTACGAAAGTCTGTAAAGGGTACGCTTTCGGATGTACAGTTGATGCAAAGAGCTAATCTGGCTAATACATTCAAAATACCTGTTCAGTACTTGTCAAAATTTTTTGAATTTGCTCATTTAAGAGCGAATCAAACAGGAAAAGATGTTCAGGAACTATCTACGAATGTGGTTGAAGCTGTCGGAAAAATGACTCCTAAAAAAATAGTGTCTTTAGGATTGAATCCGAATGATGTGAAAGCTAAGATAAAGGAAACAGGGAATGTGCTTACAGCGATGTATGAGTTGTTTGATGAGCAGATAAAGACAGCTGGTGGCAATTATGCTTCTGCAATGGACGGGGCGAAGAAACGTGCTGCCGATTTGGCTAATGAACAAGAGAAACTTGGAGAGCAATTGGTTCCTATTAAAATGAAATGGATGCAGTTATACAACCAAGTTAAAATATATTTTGCTCAATCAATCGTATGGATTGCTCAACATAAAACGACTTTGCTGGGGTGGGCTAAAATCATAACAGGAATAGGAGTAATCATCTCTGCGTTTAATACTATTATGAAAGTCAGTAGGATGGTTAAACTTGCTGATGCTACAGCTACAGACATACTTACCGGGAGCACTCGATATGCAAAAATAGCTACACAGGATTTCACGAAAGCAACGGCTGAATCTAATATTATCACTAAAATTTTTACCGGAACGTTTCTGCTATTGAAAGCTGCTTTCTTGTTGTGTACCGGGCAACTAACGAAGGCAAAAGAGGCGATGGCAGCATTCAATTTGGTATCGGGGGTTAATCCATATGTAATACTTGGAACTGCTATTGCTGCTGTTATTGCTTATTTTGTAATATTCAGGAGAAAAGTTGATGAGGTTTCGCAAACGCTTAAATCAATTGGAAATGTGAATAAAAAAGTTGCAGAAGCTTTTGATGAAGAGCGTGCTAAAATTACATTATTATCTCAAACAGTTCATAATAGTAATTTACCATATCAGGAACGATTGACAGCCTTGCGCCAATTACAAAAAATTGTCCCAGACTACCATGCCTCTTTGACAAAAGAGGGAAAGCTGATAAATGATAATGCTGTGGCACTGGATAATTACCTGAAAAAAAAGAAACAGGAAATAATTATAGATGCTGCAAAAGATGAGTTGACGGCTTTGTATAAGCAGCTATTTGAGACTCAACGACAAATAACGTTGAAGAATAAAATGATTGAGATCCGGGACAAAAAGGCTGCGAAAGAAGATAAGAATCCGGGATATATCGTATCCCCTACAGGTGGCGTGATTCAGACCGTAAATGTTAGTCGGGAAATTTCAAAAGGATATCGTGAAGAAAATGACGTAAATAAGACTAAATTATCTCAAATTAATGCTGCTATATCTGCTCTTACTAATATAATGAATAATGCGTTGATATCAGTTAATAAAATGACAATAACACCAAATGTAAGTAGTTTTGATACAGCGAATAAACCGAAAAAACAAAAGAAACCGAAGGTCGATAAAAATGCTGCAGCGTTGACTAACCAGCAGGCTGCCCACGATCAGGAAATAAATGATATTAAAGCAAATGATATCAAGAAAGAACAACTTGAGGAACAAACAAATATTGACATTGCTCAAAGCGATATCGCTTATTATAACAAAAGAATTTCTCTGCTTGATTCATTCATATCAAAAGAGAAAAATGTTCAAAAGAAGTCTGTTTATCAAAAGGGAATATCAGAGGCAAAAGAAAAGCAAGCCGAAGCAGAACAAACTATTGATAAAAATAAAATTGCTATTCTTCAAAAGTATCGGGATGAGGATTTAACTAATCAGGATAATCATTATAAGATGCAGCAGGCCTACTTGGAAGAAGAACTTGCGTTGAGAAAAATAACTCAAGAGGATTTCGATGCTGCAATGCTTAATCTGAATATAGCAAATAACGATAATAAGTTACTTATTGAAAAGAATTATTTGGATGAAGTTAATAAGCTTGATCTGAAAAATAAGAAACTTAAGGAAGATGCTGCAGAGAAGGCAAATCAAGACAAAATACAAGCGGAACTTGCTGCAGTAAAGGCCAGAGCAGAGCAAGCTGAAAAAGTGAAGAATCTCATTAATAATATGCAGTCAAAGGAGCCC